GACAAGTTCCATAAACCTAAGACACACAGAGATAAGACTAAGTACACTAGAAAAGGAAAGGGGAAGGAGATTTCATAATGGAAGAAATAGTAGACATATTAGATATGTATGCTGTAGAAGATTTTGATGATGTGTTAATTCAAATTGTTAATACTTTTGCAGAACAAAGAAAAGAAAGAATGGAGGGAAAAGAAGATGATTAAAGACAAAGAAAAAATTATAGAAGAAGAAGAAAAAGAGTTCACGCTAACTGCAAGTTTTACAACGGAAGTGATGGACATAGATTTAGAAAGTGCGAAGGCTTGGTTGCAAAATCATATAGCTACCGAAAGTAGGCAAATAGAATTTGACATAGAGGAATCTTAATGAAAGCTAAACCAACTAAAGGTCAGAAGATATTAGTAACCTATGGCTATGACGACAAGACATGGTATGATGCAGAGGTTAGGAGTTTGTTGAGCATACAGTTTACTGCAGAGCTTGACTACAAAGACGGAAAGAGATATAGTTTTTATATGTACAATGACAAGAACATAACTTGGAAGGAGATAGAAAAGTGAGTAAACTAAAACAGTTTGTAGAAGACTATAAAAGTATGGAGAGAGACATAAGAGAAGCCAGACAAAAGTTTGATACCTTTGTTCAGGATTTATACATAGCTAACTGTCATGAAAGAAGCGAGCATGGACAACCTATCTTTGGTTCGGCTAGAGAATACTACGAAGAGTATAAAGATTTTATTAAAGATAAATACTATGAGAAAAAGTATGGACAAGAAGTGTTAGATTTATTAGAATCACAGAAAGAAAAATTACATTAATTTATGAGGGCTAATTGTAGTTGCCCATGAAACTACAAACTATAGAAGGAGATACACAATGTTAAAATTGTTTAGAGACAGTAAGACTTATGACAAGAAGTTCTATCACTTTAATGTGATGGGATGGAAGTTTAGAGTTGCGACAAACACTAGAGGTTTTAGCAAGTTCGGAACATACCGAACTGGTCGAGGTCGAGTGTTTAACTTTGGTAGACAGTACTTGTGCTTTATACCTAAGTCGTAACACAAAAGTCTCCCTAACAATTTAATGCATGGGTTGTTAGACGACTATAAAAGCGCACATGCTAGTGTTGACAGGCACTATAAAAACCGATAGTTATGTTGCTGTTGGAGGAGTTGGTAGTTACTTCGTGACTAAAAAACTACTGCGTAACATGGTACTTCTCAGAGGCTGAGTCGCACTCGTATAAGGGAGAAGCTAAGTTAGTCAGTTAAAACAGATGCATGCCTAGACTGATAAGCCATTATTTTTTTAACAACAAAGAGGAAAGTAACATGGCAACACAAATAAGAAAGTTTGAACAAGATGCAATCGTAGATGTTATCTTTGATAAGGTAACTAAGTCTAAAAGAAATGGAGCAATTACAGGTTGTAAAGAGTACAGAGATTTACTGTCAAAAGCTAATGAAGTTAAGTCTTTTGATAAGCAAATTAAAACTTTACAAGATCAGAGAGATTCGTTATCTAATAAAGTTCAAAGAGGAGTAGAAGAATACAACTCAGTTCGTGAATTTGATTTAGACTACAACAAGTGGAACGCAGTATTGGATGTTAAAACAGGTGTGAATAAATGGAAACTAAAAGAAAAGATAGCTAACAGAATTGCTATATCTTTGCTACCTAAAGATGCAATACAGAACATTGATGCAATCATTGAGAGCATTGCAAAGGAGTTTGAATAATGTATTTAAAATTTGATTACTATGATGTGCAGGAAGCAATACAACTTCTTGTCAAAGAAAAACTAGATATAGATATAGACTTGGAAGATATATGTCCTCACGATAACCCTTCTATTTGTTATCAAGAAAGGATACTTGCTTTCAAGAAACACAAGAACGGAAAAGAAGTGAAAGATGCAAATGGTTTTCGTGAAGTTGATTGGGATAAAGTAACATGGAAAAAGAAATATATTGACTTTGACGACAGTTGTGAAATAACTTTTTATGTAGAAAAGTAGTAAAGGAAACACTATGGATATTAAAAACTTAGAAGGGATACTTAAAGACTTTGATGAACGATTAGATAGTGAAAACTTTGGTCTGTTCATTGATGCTTATACACCTAACAAAGACCGAACACAAGTTGTAAGTTTGGAAAAACTTAAAGAGGGAGTAGACGAATTAGATTTTAATAGTTGAAATTAAAATTTATTTGTGGTATAATCTTATAAGTATTATAAAGGAAGATAAAGATAATGATTAATAATAATAAAGATAATGTTATAAACTTCACAAACTTGACAGGAGTTAGAAATAAAAAGAAGACTAACGAATATAAAGTTTGTTTGTTCGAGAATAAAAAATATCAGTTCACTATTGAAGCGAGTAGCGGAGAAGATGCAGAGAATATTCTTAGCGATAAGTATGAGAAAGGGTTGTTAGATTTAAATAACTTTGAATCATTTACTTACGAGACAATAGCTGAGTCGATTGAAAATAATTAAAAAAGGACTGGACATGAGAAAAGAAATAGTGTATAATACAGGATATAATTTGTTACAAACAAGATATGTTTTGCCCTCATGTATCACCTTCCTTTTATCTTGTTTGTTCGCTGTTCAGATAGCGAGTAAGTTTCTGGTCTTACGACAATCAAAACCAGACCGAATTTTTTAAACTAAGAGGTAATGTACTATGAGTAATATGATGTATGCAACAGGAAAAGCTATGTGGGCTAATGTGTCTGTTCCTAACACACGCTTTGAGCCACACAAGTACATGATTACTGTGTTGACTGACGAAGATACAGCTTCAGAGTTAGAAGGTGTAGGTCTAAATCAGTCTAAAGACAGAGCAGGTAATCCAAAGTATGACGAACCTGCTTTCATGTTTAGCAAGACAGCAGTAAATAAGAAAACAGGTGAGCCAAACAAAGCACCTAAACTTATTGATGCAGATGGTAATCCTTTAGATTGTTTGATTGGTAACGGATCTAATGTTACTGTTAAGGTCAGACCATACAACAGTCCATACGGAACATTCGCTGAGTTGATTGCTGTAAAAGTAAATGAGCTTGTCGAATACGAAGGTGGAGATTCTGATAACGAGGAGTTTTAATTATGACAGAAGAAGAATCAAAACCTTTCACTATTGATGGAGTACAAATAAATCCTGACGAACTATCAGACCAATGTAAACACATTGTAGCTAGACTTCACAAATTAGCTAACGAAAGAAACGCATTGCTTGTTAAGTTACAGGAAAAAGATATAGTCATAAAAGCTTTTCGCAATCAGCTTATTGCAGACTATCAAAAAGACGAGACTATAAATACAGAAGAAGGAGAAAAGAAAGAAGCAGTAAACGGTTAAACAATAACGAGAGGTAACACGACAACTGTATAAGAGATAAGTTGGTGACTTATCCACCTCTCAATTTTAAAAAGGAGAAAAGTATGAGGGCAGAGTTTGAAGATAAAGAGTGGGATGTTGTTCACCAACCTTGTCCTTTAGAAGATTGTAACAGTAGTGATGCTGTTGGTATAAATAAAGATAGATCAGCTAAATGTTTTAGCTGTGGTAGATTTATGAAAAACTATGATGATGCGTGTAAAGGAAAGGATATGGAAACAGTAACAGCAAAACCAATAAATCAACAAGTAAATGACATAGCAGGTAGTTACTCAGCACTACCAGACAGAAAGATAAAACTTGAAACTGCAAAAAAGTATGGTGTAAAAGTATCACATGACTTGCAGGGTAAAGTTACAAAACATTTTTATCCGTACTACAACGGACACGAACTGTCAGCTACCAAGTGTAGGAACGTAAGAGATAAAAACTTTTTCTTACAAGGTTCGTATAATGAAACAGGATTATTCGGACAACAGCTTTTCAAAGGTGGTAAGTATGTAACGATCACAGAAGGAGAATGTGACGCTATGGCAGCTTACGAACTGCTAGGCAGTAAATGGGCAGTTGTTTCGATTAAACGAGGTGCGCAAGGTGCAGTTCGTGACATCAAAGAAAGTCTTGAGTTCTTCGACAACTTTGAAAATGTTATCATTGCTTTTGATAACGACAAAGCAGGTAAGGAAGCAAGCAAGAAAGTAGCAAGACTGTTCAAACCTAGTAAGGCAAGGATTATGACATTGCCTACAGGTTGTAAAGATCCTAACGATATGCTTAGACAGAACAAGCATAAGGAATTTACAGAAGCTTGGTGGTCAGCTAAGACTTATACTCCATCAGGAGTTATCAATGTTTCTGAGCAGAGAGATAAGTTCCATAACAGAGAGAAAAAAGAAAGTGTACCTTACCCATACGAAGGGCTAAATAAGAAGCTGTATGGCATGAGACAAGGAGAACTCGTAACCCTTACAGGGGGTACAGGGTTAGGTAAATCAAGCGTTACAAGGGAAATAGAGCATTGGTTAATCAAACAAACAACTGACAATGTAGGTATCATTGCATTAGAAGAAGATTGGAGAAGAACTATTGATGGTATTCTTTCTATCGAAGCTAACTCTAGGTTGTATATAGACCAAGTAAGAGAGAGATATTCCAAAGAAGAATTAGATAAGTTCTTTGACATTCTCTATGATGGTGAGAACAAGAATCGTGTGTGGGTTCATGCCCACTTTGGAGCTAACGACCTTGACGAAATCTTTTCTAAGATAAGGTTTATGATTATAGGTTGTGGTTGTAAATGGGTAGTTGTTGATCACTTACACATGCTTGTCAGCGCATCAACAGAAGGAGACGAAAGAAGAACTATTGATTCTATCATGACCAAGTTAAGATCAATCGTAGAAGAAACAGGTGCAGGATTGATTCTTGTATCACACTTGCGCAGGATTGATGGCAATAAAGGACATGAGAATGGTATCGAAGTAAACCTGTCTCACCTTAGAGGTAGTCAGAGTATTGCACAGCTATCTGATTGCGTCATAGCTTTAGAAAGAAACCAACAGTCTGACGATTATCAAGAATCACAGACAACCAGAGTTCGTATTCTTAAATCGAGATATACAGGTGATGTTGGATTAGCTACACATCTTCTTTACGATAACGAAACAGGTAGACTTTCAGAACTTTCTAATGATGATATAGAAGTTACGAATGATGATGAAGGATTCTAATATGGATTTAGTTTTTGACATAGAAACAGATGATCTAAAAGCAACAAAGATATGGTGTATCGTTTGTCAGAATCCTGATACAGGAGAGATATTTAAATTTGATCCTGATCAGATTGACGAAGGATGTAAGTTTTTGTCTACTGCTGACAGATTGATAGGACACAATATTGTAGGTTTTGATATTCCTGTAATTAGAAAACTAACAGGGGTTGATCTAAGTCACATAGAATGTCTGGACACTTTGGTAATATCAAGATTGTTTAATCCTGTCAGAGAAGGTGGACATAGTTTAGAAGCTTGGGGATATAAACTAAAATATCCTAAGATTGAGTTTGAAGATTATCTAAATTATTCTCCAGAAATGATGAAGTATTGTGTCAAAGACGTACAGTTAAATACTATGGTATTCAAACAGCTACGCTTTGAAGCTAAAGGATTTTCTAAAGAATGTGTAAGACTTGAACATGATGTTGCAAGACTGATGAAAGAGCAAGAAGAGAACGGATTTAAGTTCGATACTTATTCTGCTGAACTTTTGTTGGCAAAACTTAGAGAACGAAAACAAGAGATAGAAGATGAAGTTCATAATACTTTTAAACCTAAATGGGTAGACGATAAACTTGTCACACCTTATGTAAAGAAAGATGGAACATTATCTAAGCGTGGACTTACTGATGAAGAGTATGAATCTATACAAAAGTCAGACCATACTCAATCCTTTATGAGACAGAAGTTAGTTGAGTTTAATCTTGGCAGTCGTAAACAGATTGGAGAATACTTGATTGACTTTGGTTGGAAGCCAGAAAGATTTACACCTACTGGTCAACCTATCGTAGATGAAAAAACTTTATCACAAGTTACACACATACACGAAGCTAGTCTGATTGCAGAGTTTCTTTTGTTACAAAAACGCATAGCACAGATTGATTCTTGGGTTCAAGCTGTTGGGGATGATGGTAGAATACATGGTTTTGTTATACCTAACGGAGCTATCACAGGAAGAATGACGCACCGCAATCCAAACACAGCTCAGATTCCGAGTCTAAGACAACCTTATGGCAAGGAATGTCGTGCTTGTTGGACAGTAGATGAAGGCAATGTCTTGTTGGGTATTGACGCATCTGGATTAGAGATAAGAATGTTAGCACACTACATGAATGACGAGGACTATACAAATGAAATTCTCAACGGAGACATACACACAGCAAATCAAAAACTTGCTAAACTTAAATCAAGAGATCAGGCAAAGACATTCATCTATGCGCTCATGTACGGAGCAGGAGATGAAAAACTTGGAAGCGTGGTTGGAGGAAAAAAAGCAGATGGTTCAAGAGCTAGACAATTGTTCTTTGATAATAAACCATCATTTAAATCTCTTAGAGATAGAGTTACGAGAGCATCTGCAAAAGGTTTCCTCAAAGGATTAGATGGTAGAAAGCTGTTCATTCGTAATGCACACGCTGCTTTGAACACCTTATTACAGGGTGCAGGAGCTATCGTAATGAAGAAAGCTTTGGTTATCTTCGACAACAAGTTAAGGAAACATTGGTTAGAGCATAAGTTTGTAGCGAACATACATGATGAATGGCAGTTAGAAGTACCTAAAGAACACGCTAAAACTATTGGAGAACTTGGAGTCAGTTCTATTATAGAAGCAGGTGAAGTATTTAAACTACGCTGTCCTTTGGATGGTGAATATGATACAGGAGGGAATTGGAGTGAAACACACTAAAAAATGTATAAGTTGTAATGTAGAACTAAAATGTCCTGACAACTGGTGGGTTTCTTTTGTAGGAAAAAAACACTACAAATGTATAGATTGTTATGATACAAGAAGAACAGAAAACAAAGTAAAAAAATTATATAAAGAAGGAAAACAACCAAGTCCAACACTTCTTGCAAAGTTGTTTGGTAATAAACATAAAGCAGAATACAATACTGTTATTGAAGGTGATGTTTATATTATCACTAATCCTGCATGGAAAGGTTGGATTAAAGTTGGTATGGCTATTGATTCTACAGATCGTTGTAAACAGTATCAAACCTCTAGTCCTTTTAGAGATTATAAACTAAACTTCAAAAAATATTTTGAAGATAGAAGAACTGCAGAACAGTTAGTACATAAAAAATTAAAAAATATTTGCAAAGATAACAATGGAGAATGGTTTAAGGTTTCTATATCAGAAGCTAAACAAATCATACAAGCGATATGAAAAAACTAGACACACTTGTAGAGGACATCTACGACAAACTATCTGCTCTATCGGATGGTAAACCTTTAGACCTTGACGATAAAACCATAGAAGAGTTTGGCGAGTCAATGAAAAAAGTTTTACATCATTGGGCTAACCCTAAACCAAGAGATACCGCAACACTTCGTATGTCTAACATAGGTAAACCTACTAGACAACTATGGTTTGATATGAGGTCTGACAATACCGAAGCAGAAAAAATAAAACCATCTGTATTTATTAAGTTTTTATACGGACACTTACTTGAAGAAGTATTACTACTGTTAATTAAACTGTCAGGACACAAAGTTACAGGAGAACAAAAGGAGGTATCTCTTCAAGGTATAAAAGGACACATGGATTGTATAATTGATGGTGAAGTAGTAGACATCAAGACAGCTTCTGGTTTCGCGTTTAAGAAGTTTAAAGATAAAACCCTAGCCGAAGATGATGTTTTCGGTTATCTCCCTCAGTTGGCAGGATATGAAGCTTCTATGGGTACAAATAAGGGTGGTTTCTTGGCTCTTAATAAAGAGTCAGGTGAAATAGCATTATACAGACCTGATTCTTTTGATAAACCAGACATAAAAAAGAAAATAAGATCAGTTAAAAAGATGGTAAAAGTGGACAATCCTCCTGAACTATGTTATAATCCTATACCAGATGGTGCGTCAGGAAATATGAAACTTCCTAGAGGATGTGTTTACTGTAGACATAAGTTTGAATGTCACAAAGATGCTAACGAAGGTAAAGGATTACGAGTATTCAAGTATGCAAAAGGATATAATTATTTAACTCAGGTTGTAAAGACACCTAAAGTTTTGGAAGTTACTAAATGAATGGAAGAAAAGCAAAAGCAATAAGAAAACGAGGTAAAGATTTACTTATCGAGTGGTTAAGATCTGTTGTTCCAGAAGGTGAAGATACTTCTAAGATTAACAGAAAAACTTTACACAACTTTCTATCTGATCAAACACACTTCTATGCTAACAGAAAGATAATGCTAAGTGCTTACTCATTAAGATGGATATATAAAAAGTTAAAGCGTAATCCTAACTTTACATTGGAAGATTTAAATGGCTAGAAGAAAACCTAGAAAGGTTAGACCAAAAGAGAAAGGAGTTCCTAAAGGATACGATAGTAAATGGGAATATGATTTACATAAAGGTATCTTACAAAACTGGAATCATCATGGAAAGTTAATTGATTATGTTATTGAGAAAAAATATGAACCTGACTTTACAAAAGATAAAATTATTATCGAAGCTAAAGGTAGGTTCTGGGATCATGCAGAGTATAGTAAGTATGTTTGGATTAGAAAGTCTTTACCAAAAACAATGGAACTTGTGTTCGTCTTTCAAAAACCTTACGCACCTATGCCTGCTGCAAAGAAAAGAAAAGACGGAACAAAAAGAACACACGCTGAGTGGGCTGAGTCTAATGGTTTTACTTGGTACTCAGAAGAAACTTTACCAGAGGAGTTGAAATAATGGCAGACATGGTTAATAATCCTGAACATTATAATCAGGGAAGTATTGAATGTATCGACTCTATTAAAGCTATGTTAAGTACAGAAGAATACATAGGTTACTTGCGCGGTAACTCGCAGAAGTACAGATGGAGATTCAGATACAAGAACGGAATAGAAGATTTAAAGAAAGCAGAGTGGTATGAAAAACAACTGTTAAATATTTTAGAAGAAACAAAGAAGGAGTTTTATAGTGCTAAGTAGATTATTATATATGATACCTTTTATAGGTATGATAACAGCAGGATATTTTTTATGGACTGCAGACATTCGAGGAGCTTTGTTGTTAGCAGGATTATCTCTAACACAAAGTATAATATGTTTAGGTTATATTTTAGCTCAAATATCTGTGGTCGGAACTAGAGGAACATTAGAAGTAGAAGTAGAGTTATGGGATGCTCTTATGCCTGTCGTATTTTTATTGTTATCTTCTACATCATTTTTATTAATAACATATCAAGTGGCAAAGGACTTTATGATATGAATGAAATAAAGATAAGTACAATATATTTAAAAGAAAGCAGTATTGAAGTTCCAGAAGCTCCTGACATTTATCTTAAAAGTTTTGAAGAAACAACAACTGATTTAAATTGTCAATCATCTTTTACACAATCAGATAAATATGAAAATGTATATGAGGTTGATCTAAACATAGAGATATGTACTAGAAACAAAGATTTTAATTTATATATTTTAAACTTTACTTATGCAGGATTGTTCCAACTTAACAACTTTAAAGACCAAGAACAAACAGAAGAAGCTCTTGCGGTAGATTGTCCTAACATAATCTTTCCATACGCAAGACAGTATGTATCATTGATTACTGGTTTAACTTCCTTACCAACTTCTTTGATACAAGAAATTGATTTTAAACAACTATACTACAAGGAAATAGGAAAGGAATACAAATGAATACAATAGAACTACCTACTAATTACCAACAGTTCATACATCTAAGCAGATACGCAAGATGGAATGAAGAAAAACAACGAAGAGAAACATGGAGCGAAACAGTATCTCGATACTTTGATTTCTTTGAAAAACACTTAGTTGAAAAGTTTATGTTAAATAAACACGACTATGTAGCTGCTAGACAATATTTAGAAAAAGCTGTTCTCCATT